TATTCACCGTCTTCATTCCTAACATCGTGCATTTTATATATCTTTACAGAAACCACAAGAGTTGCAATACAAATTGTAATCAATACAATCACGGACATAAATATCAATAATCCCAAAAAAGTTTCCATTTTACCCGCCTATTATTGGTCTGATATAAAATTTACCCATATTTCCAGATCCAGACCAAGAAGGAAATACGACTCTTGCTTGAAACCAATACTCTCCAGATTGATCAAAATCCCCATTCATTACTATATAACTAATATACCTAATATCACTTACCGTTCCAGACCATGTTTCTATATCACCATTTGGTTTTTCAACCACTATTGATACACTGGTAGCACCAGTCAAATCAGAACATGTATCTACTAATATTTCCGTTCCTATATCACCAACATAGTATTTGTCATCGTCTGAATCGCAAGATTGGCACAGATTAGATGAACCATTAGTTATTGGTGATAGATCACTATCTATACCTATCTTTGATATTAATCGCATGATCTCATGTGGACCAGAAACATACCCAAGTCCGTATCCTCTCGTTATTAATAGACCACTTCCAAGACCATTTGTTACAATAAAACTCAAACGGGAACCCTCTCGAATGGATTTTGCGTTGTTGGTTCACCATCCGCATCCAATAGAGAAAATGTCAACAATGGTGTTGTTCCATCGGAATCGTATATAATCATCTGATTATCTGATGTTATCTCCCACCTTCCTGATTCAACTTGTCTTAAAAATGTAATATCAGTCTGTAAACCAACAACTGATGATTGAACTGCTGTAACATCTGTCTGAACTGCTGTAACATCTGTCTGAACTGCTGTAACATCTGTCTGAATTGATGTAACATCTGTCTGAATTGATGTAACATCTGTCTGAATTGATGTAACATCTGTCTGAATTGATGTAACATCTGTCTGAATTGATGTAACATCAGACTGAACATTAGAAATATCCCCCTGTATAACAGCTTGTGATACAGCAGCATCATTCATAACAAATAAATTTTCTGTAGCATATGTTACTGTTGCTACATTATCCGTTAATGAATACTCAATAAAATATTGACCAGCATCCAATGTAGTAGGTTCCCATTCATATGACCAATATGAACCAACAATATTCACAAGTGGAGTACTCACAAGTACATCTGTTTGAACACCACTATCAACCGTATATACTCTAACTGTCCCAGAAACAATGTCAGAACTCAACTCACCTGTCTGTGTAACTGCTAATACCGGTAACACAACCTTGCTTTGATTTACAATGGCAATCATTCCAATTTATCTCCTTAACTGGCCGTATAAACAGCAACATTAAGCCAATTCTTGCCACCCTCACCGATGACACCAATTGCGGTTCCTGATTGTGTTCTAGTAAAGGTACCATATTCCTGGCCATCTAATATGATTTGCCAACTTGTTCCAACCACTCTTAGAGCAACCGTATGATCCTGATCAACTGACCAAGACGCAGGAAATCCACCAGTTACTGTAATTGTTGATGTAGGTGCTCCACCAGCTTCAGCAGTATTACATATCAATGGATCATTTGGATCAGTAAGGAAAAAGAAACCACAACCATCAAACGTAGAAGTATTTATATGTGTTGCTATACCCCAGAAGTTATCTGATAATCTACTATGTGGTATAGTCCAAATAACCTCGTGATTCGCAGGTAACGCACCCCCTATCTCATTATACAATATTCCATATCCACCTGCATCACTCAGCAACGCATTAGAGGTTATTTGACCATCAGCACCATGACCAGCCCAATTGTTATCTAATACAGTTGTATCAGGACGATCAAATGTATCCTCCCATACAGCTGCGCTTGCTGCAGTTGTAAAATTCCACGTTGTATTATCTGATATTCCAGCATATGGATTTGAATCAATATCCTCAAATGCACCAGAATCTATATGAATATAATAACTAGTATCAATAGTAAGACTTGACGTAGGTGTAAACGTTATCACAGATGTACCAGAACCTGAAATATCCGAAGTCACATCAAATGATTGAACCAAAGCATCTAAACTATCATAGAGATCAATTGTTCCAGTTTGTGCAAATACATTCTCATTAAATGTAATACTAAAACTTGTATCTACAGCAACACCTGTTTCATCATCATCTGGACTATATATTGTTACATACGGATTTGATGACTCAACATTAACTGTCCATCCTCTTCCCTCTAAAGATGAAACAGATGCAAATCCAGCAACAGATGGTACAGCATTTCCAACTAGATTCACTTCACCATTATTAGTTCCATACGCATCCAAAACCGACAAAATACCGTCAACTTGAGTCTCAGATAATGAATTATTCTGCATATATACATATAATAATAACGGATTACTTGATATATCAACAGTTGCCAATGAATTATTTGCTGCATTAATATACGTTACAAATCCACATGAAGAAATATCTAGTTCTGTATATGCATTGTCTTCAATAGATATGTTTCCAAGATCTGTACTATTAAAAACCAATGATCCAGACTGATTAGATTCGAACATTAAAAATTCATTTAAACTTGTAAATCTATCTACACTTGGAAGCTGATTCAAAGCAGGATTCTGATTGATACAAACGTGATCAAAATTTGGCCCTAACGAACCAAAATTAACATTTGTCATGCCATTGCTTCCAGCCCTAACATCCCTTAGGGCTGAACACCCACTTAAATCCAACGTCCCAACACTTGATCCTTCTAACGCCAACCTTAAAATAGATGTATTTTCCTGTAACTGTACCGTATCCAATGAAGCACACGATAAACTCTCAACATCCTGTAAAGCTGAAAACCCCCTAATATCCAAATCCGTAATTAAATTTCCAGTCAATGCTAATATCTCGAGATATGGAGAAACAACATTTAATCCACTAATATCTGTAATATTTTGTGGAGCCAATAAATCAATTGTTCCAGGTCCATCATCACCAGCATCATACCCTAAATTTAATTCTTTTAATGCTGACCAAGGTGTAACCATTAAGGTTGTATCTCTAGTAGCAGATGTACCAAAATCCTTAGATGGATGATTTGTATCATCAGTCGTTGCATCAGAAAATGTCCATAATATTGTAGCACCAACATCTACATCTATAATGGCTTCAAATGTCGATCCAGTATGTGTAAATGTTATCACATAATCTTCAAAATTCTGATAAACCGGTCCAAAATATATTGTAGTAGCAGATTCTACATAACCAATTTCTTTACCAGCGGTTCCAACATATGACAAATCACCAGCTGTATCACTACTAATATACAATGGTTCTCCAGGTGTTAGAGACCATGAATCATTTCTTACGTATGCACTTGTTCCCCATACAAGAACGTCTCTTAATCCAGTTCCAGCCTCTAAAGCGACAAACAATCCTGGTCTAACAGCAGCAATATCACCATATGCTTCTACAAGTTCTCCAGAAGCATTATAATTTAATATAGCACCAAATCCCAATGCATTTGAAGCCACAGTACGCTTAACAATGACACCAGAATAAGATTGATCTGACGCTAATTCAGGATTAACACTTTCAACGGAAAATTTACCAACTCTTAATTCCATCGAATATCCTCCTATCGACCAAGATTATACTCACATAAAAAAAGTTTTTTTTCAATAAATAACAGGTGCAACTCTTTCAATTACTGTAACTTTTTTCCTACTTAGGATACTATATAATTTATCAATACATGTTTTTCCTTCAGTACCAACATTATTACATACACCTATAAATCTATTATTAATCTCTATACTAGCACAAGAATCCCTACCACAAATAAAACAGTATTTTGACAATGAATTCTCAAATGGACCCTTATACTTCGGAAATCCCATCCCAACTAATGGACCACCACAATTCTGTCCACACTCAACTGTTTTATGTTTTTTACTTTTAGCATTATGCCAATGTTCACAAGACGCACAAACAAAACTCAACCCTGTAGACAATTCAACATCTATCATATCCTTAGTAATCATAAATCGATCTTCCTATCAGGAGTGAATTTACTTCTATATTTTAATTCAAACTTGTACCCAACAAATACTGGAGTACCAAGAACATAGCCAGATTTACCAACTTTAACAACATCCCACCACTCATTAAAACAATACACAACATCTCCCTCCTTAGGTTTTCTTCCAACCATACATGTAATCTCTGAATCAGATATGCCACATTCCCAGTGAACAACCGCAATAGTCATAATGGCATCAGACTCAACGATCTTTCCCTCCGGTCTAACCATCGGATTTCTATTCTCTGCCTCTTCATACTGAAATCCACATATAACAACCAATGGATTATCTCCCTGTGCTATATCAGGACAAAAATTCCAAGACAATCTATCTGTTTGAGGTGTTCCCAATGGTGAGTTAGGATTTGTCCCCCCATATAATGGATCATTATCTGGTTCTCCATATAATGGATCCACATTTTTCCCCCTATTCAATGAATAATATTCACATGTAGTTGCAGATTGAGCTATTCTATCAGCTTCTTGCTGTTTGAAATAATCGGCATCTTGATCCGACCAAACTTGTCCACTTCCTCTGCATCCCATTTAAGCACCAATATGAATTATCTATTATATTTTGCTCTCATCTCCATCAAGAACGATAAATCAGCTACATTAATATCCTCTTTAGCTCTCTTTTTACCCTTCATGATTGCTGCAATTCTTGCTCCAGCACCACCACTACCATCCCAACATCTAATATCCTTCCCCTTCATTCTTGCAGCACGACCACATGGATGCTTTGTTGACCCATATTTTACCAACAATCCCCCATCTTTATTTTTACCTTTTCCTGTAAATTTAAGTTTTCTTTTTCCAATAGCCCAAGAACCACCACCTTTTGATGCGTGATTCTCGGCACCAGTAAACTTACCATCGTCTCTATCGTGAAAAGGATTCCCCATTCCAGCTTTCCTCTTCGGAGCACCAGATGTTCTTGTTCCAGAAGCTTCATCGAGCAAATCAGAAACGCCATCGATAACACTCTCAAACGCCTCTACATCTTCATCATCATCAGCATACAACCTATCTTCATATGCTAAAATAGCCGCATTAATTAATTCTGGTTTCTGAACTATAACACTCGGCATAAACGCGACTGAATGCTGTTCCTCAATATTTCTAAGCACTATTTCACCAGGCTCAAGCAATTTAGCCTCAACAAAAAATGTATACATATCAATGGCATCATCCATATCCTCAAACATGAAAACCAACTCGCCATCACTATCTTTACCCTGTATAGGTTTCAATAAAGATCCCATCTCAGGATCGTTATAAGATCCTATCTTATAACCAACGACATCTTCATCCATTTGACGAAATCTATCTTTTTGTCTCCCAACACCAGTCAAATCTTTCTCTTCATCACTCAACAATGACTCGGTGATCATTCTAAACATTGTAATTTCTTCCATTTTATTACCCTCTCTTCTAACGAACTCGAGTTCGTTATATCAATATTAATCAGTCATTATTCCAACTGGACGTTGCAATAATCGCATTTTTTCTTCTATTCTCATCTCCATTGCCTCTGCATTGGCCCACATGGCTTCTCCATCCATAGTATAAGTTCCAGTAGCAGACACTTTATCTGGATATTTCATCCTAATTGTAGCCAGTGTCTTCATGGCTCGCATAAGTGCATATTCCTTAAATAACCCCCATTCATATGTACTTAAATAGTTATAATCAAAACATCTAGATAAATAAACAACTTTCACAATATTCGTGCTACTATATCTAGGAGATATAATCAAAACACGCCTAGATCTATCCCATTCCCAATCCATATCCGATGAAACAATTTTTTTAGCATCATCTCTATACATCATATACTGAACCAAACTAGAATACCCACCCCTACTCTGATAAACATATTCAAATGGATTAATTTCTACATCAGCCCAACCATATATATCCCTCAATGATGAATTATTAGAATCGAAATATACATCAATAACACTGTCAACATCTGATCCAATAGTAGCAGCAGGATATTCCCTGGCACTTGTAAGTGTCAAATCTACTGACCTTTTCCTACCAACCCACATTAACCAATATTCTTGAGATTTCCTTATGGCATTATCCAACTGGTTATCACTTAATTCTACTGAAATAACATCGCATCCTAATTCTTCAAGAATATACTGTTTAATAGCATCGGTAGCCCTATCATCTCTCCATTCTCTTCCACAATTCATAGCTATTTCTTCTTGCTATTACTCTTTATTGGAGTTGTTAAAATATGCTCTATATAATCCTGTATTTCACCCACAACTTTATATATTTCTGGATCTTTAATATTTATACGCTTCAGTGCTTTAATAGCAGAATCACCTATTTCAGACAAAACAGCATTCAATTGATTTTCATTCATTTGAGTTGTTGATATTACAGCAGTTTTTATATCATCAGGAAGACTATTAATATCAATTGACGAATCAGTATTAGCTAATGGCTCATCATTTTTTTCTTTACTCTTACTATTAATATCAAATTTTGAATTTTCTTTTTTATCCTTATCTTTATCTCCAGTAGAATTATCATCCAAATTTTCAGCTTCAAAGACTGGAATATTTTCACCAAATTCTTTTAGTTTTTCCAGTACTCTTTCATCAGGAGAACTTAATAATTGATAACCAATTACATTTGGTTGCTCTTGCTCTATTACGGCAAATAAATACAAGTCCCTATTATAGAAATTACCGTTTTTCAAAGAAACTCCAAATGGTGTCGATGCAGCAACATCTCCAAGATCAACATGAACACCCATTCTGTTTCTAATTTCTACAGTTTCTCCAATACCAATAGTACAAGGATCTACAGTATTATCCAACCTACCTTCAAATAAAGTCTTTTTCATTGAAAAATCCAATTTATAAATCACCTACAATGTTTAATAACATGTGTAATCATTCTTTTTTCACTTTTCAAAACCTTACCACAATATATACACCTAAAACCTCCAGCTGTTTCTTTATATTTATTAGCAATATCATCCTTATCATCATTTACAATAGTATCATATTCATCACCTTTTTCTAGATCTATATCTTTATCATCGACTTTTTCTTTATCTTCATCATCAGTTTCATCATTATCTTCATCATCAGTTTCATCATCATTATTTAAACTATCATCTTTGTCATCAGTTTCATCCAATATATCATCTTCTAAAGTATCAACATCTTCTCCACTATCAATACAAACGATAATTCCGGCATCTACCCATGCACTCATATCAGCATCAGTATGGATAGCCTTCTGTGGTTCAAATATATAATCAACTCTTCTCCTTACGTGTATTCCATTTATCTCCTCATGAAAATAACCACATAACGGCTGTTTTTTATTTCTTTCTCGCGTCAAAATATATGTCTTCATTTTTATCTCCTAAAAAAAAGGTCGGGCCGATACCGACCCGACCAAAAACTAACCGGAAACAGAATACCACTACGATTTAGACTGTAGTCGTTACTGTCGGAAGACCACTTACAGTAATAACACCATAATACTCTGGTCGAAGCATCTTTGTAGCATGTCGAGTTCTGATTCCCTTACGATATGTGAAATCATCAGGATCCAAAAATGTCGGTGTGATCTGCAACGGCACATAAGGACTGTAACAGTACCCTGCATCCAAAAAGCTCCTACCTTTCAATCCCATGAGAATCTGAGTATCATCTTGGTATGGATCTAGATAAATTGCCCATTTTCTAAGAAGAGTTCCAACTCGAGTAATACCATAATCTGCCGTCATTGGACCGTATGAAGCAGATTGAATGTTTTGTTCAACCGCAGCATAGTCACCATGCGTTGAAAGCTGATCAAGCAATGCCGCAACAGCTGGTCCTACAACAGCAAAGTTAGCAGGAGCACGACCGCTTGTCTTATGGATACGTGCTGACATTGCACCCATCTGCGTCAATAACTCTCGAATACTCTCGATTTCACCAGGAACTGTTGATGAATAAGTATAAGATGCCGCATGTTGAGCACCAGCAATCAGATCACCAATGATTTCCCTATCAATTTCAAGCATCACTTCATTGCTAAACGTAGAAACAATCTCAGTTTCAACGTCCAATCCATGAAGTGCACGCATATCATCGACAGCTTCAACCGTCCAACGCGCTTTTAATTTCTTGCTCTCGGCCTGAACAGTCTGAAGTTGAATATCCAAACTAACACTTGGAATCTTCGATCCACTTGTTTGATATACTTGCTCATAATTTATATAATACTGGAAGTAAATAACAGTATTATTTGTAAATGGACTATTACTTCCAGCTGAACCAGCCGCATTAATAGACCAATTACCAGTAGTAATATCAAATGTACCAACCGTATTGGTATTTGCAGTATTATCGATAAGATTTCCAGCATCGTTCATAGTTGCAGTAACAAGCGTTGGTGCACTAGCGGCATCAGCGTCATTCATACTGTAAAATGCACGAACAGTAAATGTTCTCTGTCCAGCAGTACCATTGGCACGAATCGGAGACCAACCTGTAACTCGACAATTTGAGGAAGCTTGCGTTAAAGCACCTGATGTTGCTGTTCCAGTATCTGTGCAAACAGCATCATAATCTATAAATTCAGATGCATAGTACTTACCAAGGTTCTGCTGCATATTATCTTCAGCAGCTAATTCCCCATCATAAGACATTGCAGTAGGAGCATTTGAAATTCCAGAATATGGAATCTTAGAACCCTTCCTATCTGTATACTTTTTCTCATAATAGAAAATACCGCCAACTGGTGCTGTCATCGGCTGAACTGATACAATTTGATTCGCAATCAGATTCGGCCAAACTCTCCTCAAAATAGGAAATGTGTATTTGGTGAAATACCCAGTGTTAGTACTAAGCGTATCCTCGTTAAGTTGCTTGAGATGCTGCATCTCATTTTCTAACAAGACCGCCGTAACTTTCCTCACATAAGGAACCTGGATAGGATCTGTTTTACCAGTTGATTCCAAAAGTGGTTTCCACTTTGAAATACAACTATTCGCATAACTATCATCGTGAATAGTACGCGGACCAGCCATTTCTAAAAGTTGTCTAGCTTCTGTACCCATGATTTCAATCTCCTAACATTAGGGTCGTGTTGTTTCACTTGTTTCCAATAGTAATTCCAGACAATGACGCCAATTCGTGCACATTATGACCCAACTCTGTGACTATCCTTTTATCATTGGTGTAATTGCTATCCTCAACAATAGGATTACTACTTGTTTTCCCCTTACCAAGCGTTTTCCTCATATATTGAAGATCTGGATCACTAACCTCAGTCAACCCTCTTTTTCTAACAAGCTCATCAACACCTGATCTGCTATGGACATCTTCCATGATTCCCATCAACTCTCTACCATTTGTATATTGCGCAACCTTTTGAAGCTTATAGACTTCCAATTGGGCATCGGCTACTTTCTTCTCTGATTCAGTAAAGATATTCCTGGCCTTATTTTTAGCCTCTATCGCTTCCAATAAAGCCTTATCTAGTTTATCTTCTAATTCTGAAATCTTAGAATTTGCCTCTTCTAGATCGCCCCTTCTCTGTTCGTCTATACGCTCGCTCAACTTAGAAACTTTCACCAATTTACCAGACAACTCTTCAACCTTGCTTTCCAGCAGGGTTATCTTACCTCGAAGATCAGCATTTTCCTCTCTGATCTTCACATCTTCTTCTTTGACTATTTTTTCTCCTGGAATGTCTTTTAAAATAACATCCAATATAGATATAGCCTCATCTATTGATTTGTATTCCCTTCCACCCATTAAATTTCTTATTGATTCAATCATTGGATGACCTGAAATTTTTCTTTCAATCTCAAGCCAACATTTACTATTCATTGCTTCAGTAAGTGCATCATCCCTCTCTCGATTAGCTTCCGAAACCTCTAATTCACTGGCTTTAATGGCTGCCCTTACATCGTTTTCATTTGGATCTTTATTATAAGATCCAACCAAGTCTGCAACCGCAGACAATATAGCCTTTGCACCAGAAATCTCAGGATCCGATGAAACTTCCTCCATTATCTGATCTCTTACAACTTTTTTCAAATCAGCTAATTCATCACGTAATCGTCTCTCAAATTTCTCAGAAATATCCTCTGGAATATTCTCATTAGATTTATTACTATCAGAACCTTCAGATAATACAGAATCATTACCTTTTCTCAGTGAATCTGCAACCTCAGGAAATTCATCAAGAAACATTTTAGCTAGTGTTGGATCATCAACATCTTCAGTATAAATACCAGGAATAGCTGTTTTAACAGCAGGATCAGCAACAAAATCATATGTTTTCAATACCAGATCTTCCTGAACTTCCTCTGCTTCTGATTGACCCTTATATGGCGCAGTAGATCCCCATGCCCTACTTGAAACTCCAACTTGAACATCAGCCTCAATAAGAGCTTTTAATGTCTTTCCTTCTGGTGTGTTTAATATCTCTGCCTCACCAATTACAAGACCATCTTTAATTGTTAGTCCTGTAATTACATGACTAACTCTCTTAAGTGATGTTTTACCGTCATTAGGATGATCTAATTCACCAAGGATTCTCCTATTGGATATATCCTCCTGTAAACGATCAATTTCTCGCTGCATTAATTTTTCTGGGTAAACCCTACCATTCTGCGTTGGAACACCACAACGACCAAATTCCCCTCTTGCTATTACTTTTCCGCCACTAACCCCTTCAACCAAGGACAATTTAACAGGTGATGATTCAATTAAAAGATTACGTTTCATATTATTACCACTTTCTCCATCTTTTAAAACGAAGCCCAGATTTTCTAGCGAGTGGATTTCGGTCAAGTTTTCTCTTCGCTTCAGGAGATATTTTTCGCCTTGTCTTATTACCATCAAGACTCAAACTCTTTAACGGTGATACATAACCAATCAATTCCAATCTCCCTGATCTATAAGCTGTCCTTCTTTTCCGCTTACCACCCGATATATCGGTCTTCTTTTCTGATAAGCGGTTTAATCGTTTCCCAACGTACTACTATCATCTAATCTATTTATAGACTTGGTGATAACATTCAATATCGGACTCAACTCCTCAATGAACTCATCATCATCCATTACATCCTCTTCTAATCTACCCGCTTCATACGTATCGATAATAGAATCAACAGCTTCAGTATATATATCAGCAATTGTATCTTCACAAAATTCTTCGTTTAGAAAATCAATAATATTAATTATTCTCTCTATTATTTCATCTCTAACCGTAATACTTGACCCAGAAACACTTTCAGAAATTTGCATCAATTCTAGGGCCAATGGAGACATGGTCTCGTCCATTTTTGAATCTTCTGATCTTAAACCAGTTCGTCTCCTTTCTACTCTCGTAGATTTCATCTGAGACATGGTACCATGACCACTCCTACTCCATTTTTTCTTTTTACGTCTCTCCTTGGAAAGCTTCCCCATTCCACCAGCAACAATATGAGATGGCCTACAAACAGGTCTTCCACCACCAGTACTCACAGCCCGTTGTCCCTTTGGACATTGAAACGATATCTTCCTTGCCGTAGAACCAGCCTTAAAGCGTCGTTGTCTGCTCGCAACACCCTCTTTAAGCGCATTAACTACCCGTTCTGCTTGCTCAAGAATCCCAGCATCATCTTCTGGTATTTTCTTGGAGGATAATCCATCCAAAATTTGATTCAAATGATCTTCATCAATAGTATCCAGCGGTAAAGCCTCAATCCTATCAAAAAGCTCCTTGGTGACATATTCACCATCAAAAGAAATGGCATCATCATCTTCATTAACCACATCAGAGTTTTCCTCTAAAATATCACCGGTATTTCCAGAAGAATCAGAATCATCTTCTTTATCTTCTCCTAAAATACCAGACATCTCAGCAGATCTCTGAGTAGTAAGCATCCCTAATGATTGAAAGTCTTCCTCTAGCGTTGTCCCAATTCGATTCATCACATTTACTCCTTGTTGTTGTTTGATCCCATTTTTGCCTTAACATATTCAGCAACCAGGATCATACTTCTTGCTCGATCAGCCAATCTGTCATGCGTCTTGGCAATTATGGGCAAATCTTTTTTACCCAACAACTTTTCGGCCTTCTCAAGCAAGCCAACAAGGGCTTGTGCTTCACCATTCAACGATTCGCAGACAGCACCTAAGAAATCATTACCATGATTCTGTATCTCTTTGCAACTTTCTATTACATTTTTATAGCATTTTTTTATAATGCCAATCGATTCTCTTATTTCGCTTTCAAAATCCTGTATTCTATCCTCAGGTAATTTTGAATATCTAGTCCTTGGTACGTTACCACTTAACTCTCTTATTTTTCCGTAAAGTGAAGTACGAACTCTTTCTATATTCGCATCATACATCCTACTCCATGTATTAGGAATAATAGATTCATCTATCTTAGAAATAACATCTGATATCCAAATATCATCTTCCTCTCTTATAAATGGTATCAACTCGCGAACTCGAGTTCGCGACACAACATCTCCCTCTAAGATACTCTTGGTGATAACTTTTAATTCTCTAGCGACATGAATGGGTATATCCTCATCCTCAATTATTTTTAATGATCTACATGCCCTATCACTGATAATTTTAATATCACCACTTTCATCCATAGAAAAAGAAATTTTCCTTGGCTTTCCATCGTGAAATGCTATTAAATAATCCGAAAACGTGGCAATTATATTCAGTTCGTCATTATACTCTTCTTGAATATAATCCTGTATTAATCCCATTTGGTATTCCATGCTATCAGTTGTTACTTTTTCTAACATCGAACCTTGAATATATGACATAAAAATCTCCTGTCTTATTTTAAACCATGTATACGTCTAACATTACTATCCACAATTCTCATTCTTCTCTTAGAATACGAATCCATTTCCTCTAGTTTTTTTATCGCCAAATTAGATTCTTTCATATATTTAGTTATCATTTCTGATAACTTTTTAATTTCACCTGAAACATTTATACTTTCTTGCTGAACACCAGATGCATCTGTTGGTGCAACTTCAACTCCAGGATATCTCGTTTGTATTAATGATGCAATTCTGGCTTGATCAAGTGCATCTCGCTCATCTTCTGATGCTTTATCATTAACCACTGCAACAGCATCATCCTGACTTAAATGCAATATTCGTTTAACTAACCACTCTTTGGGTAGCAATGAAGATAATGTTTCTATCAACCCAGCTTGGGCATTCATAACTTCTATCTGTTGAAGTTCAAATATGGACGATGGCATCGTCATACGTGTATCCCATTCTGATTTATCTGGATCTATATTAATAGCCGCCAAATGAACACGTATAATCTGTCTGATACCATTTCTAAATTCACGTTGAATTCTCATACAGGTTCTAGCAAACCTAACATCCTTTTGCGCTAATCCCTGATCTGCCTCTGCATCACCACCATAATAACTCCTTGGTATTTTTATGGACGTGAACATTTTATCTCTAAAATATTCGATATCTTCCATAGATTGCCAATCTGGACCTGAAAGCACATCAACTCTAGTTGAATCTTTTCCACTCCTGGTTGGTATCCAGACATCATCCTCTGGACTAAGTGGATTATTCCTAAACTCAAGTTCTCCGGTTGATGGATTTATAAGAGTTCTTTTCTTGTATTGTCGTCTTACCTTCTTCACCAAGGCCATCGCCTCATCTGGAGGCAAATCCCCCGTATCTACATAAAATGCATATCTACCTGGACTCCTAGTAAGTTTATAAACCAATGCTGTATCTTCCAACATCGCTAGTCTTTTCCAGATCCAC